GGTATAGTAAATAGTGACATATTTGTGATACCAATGCGATACTAGGGGATGATACCGGTGTGATACCAATGTGATACCCGGTGTGATACCAGACGTAAATCTTCCCAATTTCTCCTTATCTACATTTATCAATCATACTTAAAGTAAAAGTATGAACAATGTATCTGTACGGCTCGTCTTTGATAGAAAGCACGTAGCCACCAAAAAACGTCAATCCTCCGTACAAATGGAGGTTACTTATCAGCGGAAACGCAAGTATGTCGGAACTGGCATAAAACTCTATTCCGACCAGTGGGGCAAAGACCTGAAAGTTAAAAATCACCCCCAGTCATTAGTGTTCAACCAAAAGTTGAATGATATGGTATCTGGGATATATGATTTTGTCTATCAGCTCTCTTCTCAAAACATTCCTTTCACCTTTGAAAGATTGGAACGGTATTTGAACAATTCGGAATCCGGAACCACAAATTCATTTCTGTCCTTTATGGAGAAACGGATATACGAACGGCAAGTTACTGATTCAACGAAGCAAAGGCAGAAGTGTGTACTAAAAGCACTGAAAGAATTTGGCAGGATTAAAGATTTTACTGATATTTGTGATGAAAATATCAGAGCATACGATGAATTCGCCAAAAAACGATGCAAATGCCAGTCTTCGGTATATAATTATCACAAGATACTGAAAGTGTTTGTAAGAGAAGCATACGCGGCTCATTTGATTTCAGAGAATCCATATCAGAATTTCAAATTAGATCGCGGCAAACGTGTAGCAAGGAAGTTCTTGACTAAAGAAGAACTGACTAAACTTGAAACTAAACAGATTGATGATATGTGCCTGAATCGTGTGAGAGATCTTTTCCTGTTTTGTTGTTATACTGGTTTGGCGTATGCGGATTTGGCAATTTTTAACTTCAAAGATGCTATAATGACAGACGGAATGTATAGAATACGAGATGAGAGAATAAAAACCGGAACTCCTTATAATATATCACTCATGGATAAAGTTATGAATATATTAAAGAAGTATGAGTTTAAGTTGCCTGTTATATCTAACCAGAAGTACAATTCATATTTAAAAATTCTGGGGGCGTTCTGTGAAATAAAAAAGAAGTTGACGAGTCACGTTGCCCGGCATACCTTTGCCACTACTATTGCATTAGCCAATGGTGTGAGGATTGAGGTTATCAGCAAAATGCTTGGACATACGAATATCCAGACTACGCAGCTATATGCGCATATATACCAGGCTGAAGTAGACAAAGAGTTTGAACGACTTAACAATATTGTATGAAGGTGAAACTTGTCACTGTAAGAGAAGCAGCTGATTTTCTTCGTATATCTTACAGAACGGCTCAACGATACTTGGCTGAAGGAAGAATACCGTACACCAAGCCAGCCGGTAGAGTATTGATAAAGGAGCAAGACTTGATGAACTTCGTCAATATGACGAATAGATAAAAATATATGCCTCGGTTACTTTGCACTGTGTGTCATTTATGACTTACCAAAATAGGTAAAAGCCCAGATTACTGTTTTGACACATGGTATTCACCCTAAGTGACCGGGGTATTTTTCTTTGTTAGAAGAAAACAAATTATGATTTTAGGATAATCAAATCAAAATACATTAAACGAGTACGTTTATACTCTGGTTCTAGGTCTAGTTTCATGTATTCTATTTCATCTGCAATATTTTCAAATATAAATTTGAATCCATTACGCTGATAAAAATCTATCACTTTTTGATGATTAGAGGCATCAACAATAATATAACGGCATCCAGTCTTATTTAATGGATCAATAAACCAACCTTTTATAAAAGACAAAATTTCATCACCAATATGTTTTCCGGCAAAGGAATCAAATACAGCTAATTGTCCAACTAATACAGCTGGATATTGAGAGTTGCGTTTAATATTGGGTATTGGGCGATTTATTTTGTTTTTTATATTTTTAGGTAAGGACGAAACGGGCAACATTGAATTGGATACGGTAAATGCTGCAACTAATTCTAAAGAAGTGTTAGCCTTGACGAAACCGTATGATTTACCAAGTAATTGATTGTTGTAATTTTCAAAATCATTTTTGAAGAAATTTTCAATATCCTTATCGTGAGTGCATGAAAAGTCAGAACAGTTCTCTATTAGAGGTCTGCTCCATTCAACAAATTCGCAATTATCTTCGATAAATGTACCCACTATTTGAATTTACGAAGGTTTGATTTTTCCAAAATTCTTTTGGTCATTTCTACTTCACGCGAAAAATCAACGGTCCCTCGTTTTTTCTCATTCTCACGGGCAATCTTTTCAAATTTTTCTGCGACTTTGCCGGTTAATGTTGGTATTGGTTTGATATAAATTGCCATAAATCAATTGTTTTACGAGACAAAGATACAACATTAGTTTTACTTTTTATTTCAGCACCATTAAAATCATCTTTATCAGCACTACTTTTAACACAAAGTTCAGTATCTACAGCATCATTAACAAGAATACGGTGAGCAACATCACTATTACCCACCGTATCATTTACTCTAAGAGTAGTACTTACAGCACTCCTAACAGAAGTCCTATGACTCCCCAGATTATATCATGCCAATCAGCTACTCCTTTCTTTATCCATTTATCTAAAACAACTTCTTTGGCGACAAGTATAATCAGAGTGATTAGTATGGCACTCCAAACAGGTATAAGGTATTTGAGTACATCATAAATCAAGATGCCAGCAATCAGATGCTGGGCACCGTCCATTCTCATGTGGTTAAAGCAGAATTCATCTATTTTCTGCCTAATTTTTTTTAGAAAATCCATGTAATTTTTGAGGTTAATTTTTAATTTTGAGATGATGCTATCATATTAAAACCATTTCATACATGCCAAGGGTTTTGATATGGGTCATAAGATGTTTGAAAGGTTGCCATCTGCCAGTCTGTAAGAGGCTCTTTCTTGTTATCAATTTTTCTCGGAATTTGAGGATTTAATTTTAGCCTGGAAGCGTCTTTTAACCATTGCATAGAATGGTCGTAGTCATCTATTCGTACAGTACTAATATTGTTCGGAGAAATCAGTTTGTGCAACTCGTATAATGACAGTTGAACCATGTGACGTTTCAAGTTATAGTTTCTTGGGTCATGGTATCTGATATTCCTTTCCAGTTCCGGTATATCAGCATTGGGATTGATTATAGGATAATAAATTTTTCCTTTATATTCTACATATTCGTGTTCTGACAACTCATAAGAATTGAGTGAAGGATCATATTCTCCAATCATCCCCCAGCAGTCAGACTCCATTGGATTGACCAGACAGTCATAATTATCCATTGTTAGCAAGGTGAAGAATTTGCCTTCATATTCTACAACTTCCCATTCATTGTATGGAACGGTGTCCCATTTGTATGTATCAACCATTTCCCAGGCATTAACTTCCGGAATACGAATATCGTTGAAGTCTATGCCATTGGCGATGTCACATATATATGCCCGTCCTAAGAACTTTATCACATCTCCGGGACGATAGTTTTTCATCTGGCTATATTGCTCTATTTTTTCCAGGTCAAGTATCTCTTCTGTTTCGTGCCAATAAGATATAGGACAAGGAGCTTTGTAGCCATTGATAGCTTGAATTACCTCGCATATTTTCCCGTCAAGGTAAAAATGACATCCTATAGGATAACTGATTCTTCGATCATATTCAAAGATGAATTTACCTCGATTTAGTTCGCGTTCAATTTCGTAATTTTCAGTAAGGTAATCCATAATAGATGCTTCAGCGGCTTGTTCTGCCTGCACAAAACAAATATCTTTCCCACGGGTAAGCTGCGATAAGGCATCCTCCGTAATGATACCCAGATAATCGTTTTTGTTTAAAAACCTTCTATACATAATTAATATTCAAAAGTGTTATAGACTGGTGCTGTATATGTTTCAATTGTTGTCTTTTGATTTTGGAACCGTCTCCATGAGTCACAGAGAAACAACACTAATACATAATCCAAGATGTCCGATAAGTGCCCATATTTTTCTTCTTTTCCACCGGTTTTTGGGTTTAATACTTTTTTCTTGGATTTGGTGCCGTCAGAGTTCTTCTGCTGATATATCATATCTTCAGTAAATTTACGACACCGTAGATCTGCCATGAATTTCCA